GGGACATCGGCATCGACGTCGCCGAAGACGCAGCCTTCCAGCGTGGAGTCCTGGGTTGGGAAATCCCCATCTTCACCAAGGACGGTGGGCTCGCAGGTTACGAGCGCAGATTCGACGGTGGTCTGCTCAAGGAAGTTCTGAAGGCGAACCGAGCGAAGTACCGCGGCGAGGACGCTGACCGTGCCCGTGGAGTTTCCGACGAGGCTCGCCGTGAAGCAAGCCAGATCTTCTCCGAAGCCGAATCCCTCCCTTGAGATACGACTTCTACTCGCCTGACCGGCTCCGCCGCCTCGGGAAATACCCCCACCTGATTGGGCACCTGGTCGGCAAGAAGAAGCTCACCCCCATGCACTCGGACTGGATCAAGTCCGTCTGGGACCCCCAGACGCACACGGCGATCCAGGCCCATCGTGGCGCGTACAAGACGACCGCCGTCACCGAAATCGGCTCCATCCGGAACTTCCTCCTCCACCCCGACGACCGCGTCGCGCTGGTGCGGGAGACATGGTCCGTCGCCAACGACTCCCTGAAGACCATCGGGCTCTACATGGAGCACGAGTTGATCCAGGAGCTGTTCCGCGCCTTCCACGGGTTCTACCCGGAGAAGATCGTGAACCGCGACGGGCGGCTCACGTTCAACTTCAAGGGGTCCATCACGAAGGAAGGAAGCCTCGACGCCTACGGTATCGACACCGTCCCCGTCGGCTCTCACTACGACACGATCCTCGTGGACGACGCCATCTCAATGAAGGACCGGTACTCCAGGGCCAAGCGGGAGAGCACGCGTGCGAACCTGCAGGAAATCCTGACGAACATCTTGGACCCAGGGCACTTCGCCCGTGTGGTCGGGACCCCGTGGCACAAGGAAGATGCCTGGGAGATGCTGAAGGGGATGGGCATCAACCCCATGAAGTTCGACGTCTTCTCGACCGGGATCCTTTCCCCCGAAGAGATCGAGTTGAAAAAAGCCACCATGACCAAGGCCATGTGGGCGGCCAACTACGAACTTGAGCACGTCAACGCCGACGACATGGAGTTCCAGAACCCCGTAATGGGACCCTGGCAGCAGAACAACTTCCGCAAGGTCGCCCAGCTAGACGCCGCCTACGGGGGACGAGACACCACGGCCCTCACCATCGGGTCGAATCGGGAGGACGGACGCCTCCAGCTGTTCGTCAAGAAGTGGGCCTGCTCGGCTGAGAAGGCCAAGCCCGCCATCATGGTGGAGCTGGAGCGGCGCGGTTGCCACGAGCTCCACCTGGAGACGAATTCCGACAAGGGCATGCTGGCCCGCGTGTTCGAGACGTTCGAGGAGGAGCGTTGGCTCGTATGCGAGCCCTACCACGAGAGCCAGAAGAAGCACGAGAAGATCCACGACTATCTGGGCCACCACTGGCACCAGATCGTCTGGGCGAACGACTCCGACCCGGAGGCGATGATGCAGATCGCGGACTACACCGAGGACGCCGAGCCCGACGACGTGCCGGACTCCGCCGCCTCTCTCCTGCGCGAGGTGTTCTTCCCCGAGGAGGAGAAGACCGCCCGTGTGATGTACTCTTGACCAACGACTGAGGAGATACACAATGGCCAGATGGCAGCAATTCACGAACGGAAACCCCGGACCTCTGGTCGACACCGACCTCGGACAAGGGATCACCACCAACGGCACCTGGTACCTGCTCCAGCAGAACCTGGACAAGAACAGGCCGATCACACTGAGTGCTTCCGTGGAGGTGGCCGGGCACACGGGTACGCTCCAGTTCGTCAGCCAAACCCCCAGCGGCGCCGCGGCGAACTTGGACACCGCCCTCATCCCGGTCAACGGGACTCCCGTAGTGTGGCCCAACGAGTACTCGCTGGAAGGCGATCGCGCGCTGGTCATCACCGGCATCAACGGCACGGTGTACCCTTGGGTCGGCCAGTGAGCACCGGCATCGTCCAACCCCTCGGGAAGCCGCCCAACGCCACCAAGAAGACCGTCACGCGTCCCTCGAAGAGGTAACTCCACGTGCCCAACGAACTCGAAGTCATCCAGGCGGAGCAAGCCGCGGCGGCAAAGGCGATGCAGCGTCGCCCTTCGTTGGGCGCGCGCGTCAACGAGGGGATTCTCCGCGAGGTGTACCTCCACAACGACAGCTTCCGGAACTTCGTGACAGGGTCCGGCGTGCGCGGCAAGGACCGCACGACGGCAAACCAGGTCAACCCGCCGTACATGCTCACCTTCCCCGAGCTCTCCGCCTTCTACATCGGCGACGGGCTGGGGAAGCGGATCGTGAAGATGCTGGCCGACGACGCCACCCGCAACGGGTGGGACATCGACGGCGATCCGGACGGGAAGATCGTGAAGCAGATGGATCGGCTGAAGGTGCGCAAGCACTTCGGCGAGGCCCTGCAGTGGACCCGGCTCTTCGGCGGGGCGCTCACCATCCTACTCTGGGACGACGGCAAGCCCCTCTCGGCGCCGTTCAAGTTCGACCCCGAGAACCCGCAGAAGCTCCTGGGCCTGCGCACCCACTCGGCCGCCGAGATCTGGATCATGCCTACGGACCTGGACACCGACCCGGAGTCAGTGCGCTACGATCTCCCCGCATACTTCACCGTCCGGCGCGTCTACGGCCCGCCCTACGAGATCCACTGGACACGCGTGGTGGAGTGGCGTGGTGACCCAACGCCCGATCGGGTCTACCCGGGTATGGACATCTACCGCCGCTACTGGGGGTTTGGAGTCATCCAGGCTGCGTTCGACAGCTTGTCGAACATGGGGCTTTCCTGGAACGCGATCTCGAACCTGATGCAGGAGTCGGTGATCGGAAAGTACAAGATCAAGAACCTGAAGCAGCTCCTTCTCGCCAAGGACTACGGCGCGATCGAACAGCGCATGGCGAACATCGAGCTCTCCAAGAACTACCTCCACGGCGTGATGCTGGCCGAGGACGAGGACTACACCCGCGACAAGCTCGAGTTCGCAGGCGTGGCCGACGTGGTGGATCGGATGATGATGCGGGTGAGCGCGGACGTGAACATCCCCGTCTCGCTCCTGTTTGGCCGCGGCGCTGCCGGGATGAATGCGACGGGCGAGGGAGATGCCCGCCAGTATTACGACAGCGTCGAGGCCCTACAGGGCCTCTACCTGCGCGCCCCGGTGGAGGCCCTGACCATGTGGATTGGGGCTTCCGTCCTTCCCGACGTCGACCCGGACGAGTACGCGATCAAGTTCCGCCCAGTCTGGAGCATGAATGAGAAGGACGCGGCCGACGTGCGCTATAAAACGTCTCAAGCAGACAGTCTAGATTTCATCAATGGCATTTTGTCCGCCCTGGAGATCCGCCGGAATCGGTACGGCGGGCGGTACTCGAACAACACCAGCCTCACCGCCGAGGAGGCGAACAACCCGCCGCCGAATCCGTTCTTCCTCCAGCTCGGCCTGGACAACGACGGCGAGCCCCTTCCAGGAACGGTGCAGGGCGAAGAAGATGGAAACTCGGGAACGACCGAGGGTGGGCAGACAACTCCGCACGCCACCGCCTCCAAAACCGCCGCGGCACCCTCCGTGAACCTCAAGGAAGCGACGAAAACCAGGTCCACACCAGGGAGCATCGGCGGGAAGCAGAAGAAGGGCGTCACCCAGCCCGGCGCGAGCGCGGTCCACAAGCCCGGAAGGTCGAATCGAATCACCGGAGACCGAATCGACGCCCTCCGGAAGGCCTTGATGGACCACCAGGACGATCCGGATGCACTTTTGGTGGCGTTGCTCGCGTTCCGGCACGACGGAGGCGACCTCAAGGGCGTTCTGGAGACCATCTTGAAGGAAAACGGGGAGTAAATGGCCGAAATCAGCGACGAAACGCTAGAATTCATCGTCAAAAGGGCAAAATCCATGCATCACGGCTCCATTTCGCTGCACATCAACTCCGACGCACCTTCGAAAGTCGATATCGAGGTCGTGGAGCGGGCCAGATTCAGGACCGATGACGAAGTTGCGAGCCCTCCCAAGCCCGTTTTGAAGTCCGACAGGGCCACCAGCACCACCTCGAACTCCCTTCGAGCGGGGTGAGCAGAAAGTTGTTGGATTTTCAGAGTTGTGAAACTATATTCTGAGCCTAACGCCGCCTGTTCACGGTGGCCGGACGCAGTCCGGATCATCCGTGGAACGGCCGCGTTAGGTGTGATTTTCTTGCATTTGTTCATTTCACCGACGAACTGGGAGATTTGAAATGGGAAGTCCCTTTGAGACCTATTCCCCGAAGAAGCCAGGCCACAAGAATCCCAAGGATGTGAAAGTCCGTGGCGTCTTGATCTGGGGCCCGCAGGGTTGCGGAAAAACAAAGAATGCCGACATTCTCCTGGAGCACTTCGGCAAAAAGCGTGTGATGGAGGAGTGGGAAAATCACGACGTTCCCGCCGACTCCATCGCGCTGGCTTGCGAAAATGCGAAGGACATTCCTGGAGCCATTTCCTTCTGGGAAGCATTACGCCTCGTGTGTGACCGAAAGATCGCACAGCAGAGCAAGGCGTAGAAAGTACTCCGCCTTGAGCTTCTTGGTTTTCGGGGGAGCACCTCCCCAGTACAGATACACGCTCGAGATGTCTTCAGACCCATTGAATGAAATTTTGGCGGCAGTTTTCGGCGTCAATTTTTCAAATCGGATATTTTCGAAGATCGGCGCATTTTGGCGATTCCTCACCGTGTGGGTTCCGTCCGAATTTGCTTGGATGTGGTACGGAAGGATTGCTTCGCGAAAAGTGGAGTGGCTCATTTCGTTCCTTTGTTGTTTGCTGTTCGGCTGCTCATTGCAGCTATTTTGTGGTTATTCATTTGCAGCCATTACCATGATTTGTTCATTCCACCGACGAACTGGGAGATTTTAAATGTGGATCGTTGATTTGTGGCTCCAAATCTTTCCGTGGGTAGGTTCGGCAATAGGTTTTTGGGGGTTGCTGAAGGTTCTGGATGTCATCTGAGCTGTCGTTCAGCAATGCACAATAACTCCAATACGGCGACGTTGAATGCGTTCCAATCAGGGGAACTCCAAACATTCAAATCGTCTT